ATTTTGTATCACCAAATCCATGGCACGATGCTATATGAATACATCTTTCAACAAATGTATGAGCGTCTAATGATTTTTTTATGAAATTACAATTCTTACAGCATCCTACACAATTTGATAATATATACCCCTTCGTATTATCCATTCTGTCAATGCCATTTACTGTTTTTTCCGATTTGAAATCACAATAGAAGCAATGAGACAGCATCATTTCTTCGCATTTATCATGCGTCATTTCTTCATCCCATTGATAGCCTTTCACTTTTGCTTGTCTTCTTATCGCATCTAGACGATATACAATATTTTTTGTTTTCCAATGAGCGAGATGTTCTTTATTATTATTACGCCAAGCTTTTTGTAGTTCAGCATTATGTTGTAAATATAATTCTTCATTTTCAGTCCTCTTTTTTTCACGATATATTTTATAATATTGTTTTTCTTTTTGTCTTTCATTTCTTTTTTCCATTACAATAGGATTTTTCTTTTGTCTTGAATCTTTTTCTCTACATTTGATACATCTCTTTACAGGAATATTTTTCTTACCAATATAGGAATCTAAATCTCTCCAACATTTACAATTCGTACATCGCTGTTTGTTTTCCATTTTTATAGAATACTTTTTTAAGTTCTATTATAAAAAATAATTATACTATTCATTTTTTCTTTTCAAATTTTTAATTTTTTATTTTTGTTTTATATTTTTCACGGCGTAGGCGAGTCCTCCTGACTAGTTACTGTAGGCCAATCCTCCCATACCAGACATCACACGCAGGACGTTGTAGTTCACGGCGAAGGTCTTGATCACACCGCCATAGGTGGAGGTGAAAGACAGAACGGCGGTATCGATTCTCGACATATTCAGGGTCCCCGAGGGTTGGTGTTCCTGAGGTTTGAGGGCAAACGAGTACACATTGATTCCGGTGTTGTTGGGGATGTTGTCGTGGTGTTGGTAAGGCTGGACCAGGTTGAAGTAGTCGCCATCACGAGCAGTGAATCGGTCGTGTCCGTTCAGCTGGAGCTTGGCGGCAGTCATGGTGTTGGATCCATTCCAAGCAAGGTTGGGATTGACTGTGCTGACGGCGGTACTAACACCATCGGCATTCACATAGTTGTTCCAAGCGTTGGAGGCAGGGGTGGATCGCTGGAGAACCCAAACCAGCTCCTTGACGGGGTGGTTGAAGTTCAGCTTGATGCGGTTGGCCGAGGCAGTGATGGACTCGGATCCAGTGAACTGCAGCTGTTCGATCAGGTACTCGTGGGAGAGCTGAGCGAATCGGCGACGCTCGTCGGTGTCCAGGAAGACATAGTCCACCCACAGGGAAGCTGCGGACAGAGATCCAGTGACGGTTCCTACCTTGGATAGGTTGGCGAGGGTCTCGAACTGGATGTTGATCTTGACCTCGTGGTATTGGAGGGCGATCAGGGGCAGAGCAAGTCCGGGGTTGCGGCAGAACCAGAACTCCAGGGGCACATACAGAGTAGGGGTAGCAGGGGCATAGGCATCAGCTACATTGGGGGAAGCACCAACCATCTTCTGGTACCCGAGCTTCTTGGACTGAGGTAGGGTTAGCTCGTTCCAGATGTACATCCAGTCGGGGTAGTGCTTGTCGATGGACTGTCCACCGATCTCCAGCTCAACATAGTTCATCAGAGCGAGACCAACATAGTCAACCCACTTGGTATTGGCTGCGGTAGTGGGCAGAGTAACCTGGAGGTAGACACGGTGGATCAGATCACCGTTGCGGCTGATCTGGCAGGTAACACGCTTTCCGAAGTCAGCGGATCCACTGAAGGTCTGTTCAATGCTCTCCAGAGCAAAGTTCGTGTGGCGTCGGTAGACGACCTTGAAGAAGGTGATCTGGGGATCACCAGTCAGGTAGACATCTTGAGCACCGTAGGCAACGAGTTGTAGTAGACCACCTCCCATTATAGCTGTGTATACTATTAAATAAGAAAAAAATTTTACAGAAAATATGGCGCACTTGTATTTAAGCGCTTCCCTTTGAATTAGTATAATTCACTTTATTGTATGTTTAAAGAAAGATCAACAAAAAAACGGATAACAACAACCGATCATTCAAAAGAAACAACACTTGATGCAAAACATCAACAAGTTGTCAGCGGTCTAATAGATAAATATGGACGATTAGAGGATTATATAAAACAATGTCAAACGATAACTGAAGATCGCAGTAGATGGCGTAATGAAATATCAACTATGCAGAATGATAATTTAATTGACACCATTTCGTACGATACGGCTTGGACGAGCAATTTATGCCTTACAGACCAATTAGTAGGTCTTGAGCGAAAAATAACAGAATTGAAGTCTCATAAAGATGAAATTGAATATTATGAGAATACGGCAAATATACTTTTTGAATACTACGAGCTTATAGAAAACCAAGAAACACAACCGTCAAATACGAAACATTTAACACCGATCCGGCCAACGAAGGGTAAAAAGAAATTTTTACCTGTCACTTCTAAAACGATACTGGAAGCTCTAAATATTCTGGATCCAGAACGCCCGGTTGATCAACCTGGTACCGAAAAGATCAATATGAATCATCATGGACAAAAAACGAAAGATAAAAGTACGCTGGTGGATGAATATTTAGCGAGTATTGATCCAACCCATGTCCGGCGGGTAAATAATGAGGTGTCCGGTAATTGTCCAATATGCTCCTTGTCGCTTATATGTCTTCCGCAGGATGGAATTCTTGTTTGTACCGATTGCGGTTATCAAGAGACCTTATTGGTGGAACAGAACCGACCAATATATAAACAGACTTCAAAAGAAGCATCCCATTTCTCGTATAAGCGTATCAATCATTTGAATGAATGGATTTCACAAATCCAAGGCAAGGAATCAACCGATATTCCGGAGGATATATTTGAAAGGATCTTGGGCGAGATTAAGAAAGAAAACATCATGGATCCAAAGCGTATTACACACACCAAGATGCGCGAGATTTTGAAGAAACTACGCCTCAACAAATACTATGAACATATCAACTATATTATCAATCGTATCAATGGACAACCTACGCCTCATTTTCCACCGGAGATTGAAGAAAAGCTCCGCACGATGTTCAAGCAGATACAGCCGGCCTTCCTAAAACATTGCCCGAAAGACCGCAAGAACTTCCTATCCTATTCCTATGTATTATACAAATTCTTCCAACTGCTCGGGATGGATGAATATCTACGATTTTTCCCACTGCTCAAATCACGAGAAAAGATCTTCGCACAAGAAGTCATTTGGAAAGCCATCTGTAAAGAGCTCAACTGGGAATTCATTCCCTCGGTGTAGGTCAAAAAATAAGACCTCTAAAAATTATTATTTTTTCCTAATTTTTTCAATTAAATTCAAAATTTACAAAAAATTGAAATATATCAATAAATTATATATTAAAGCAATACATAAAGCATTCAACAATCAACAAGCAATCAACAACAAGCAATCAACAACAATGGCCAATACCAAAGTTCGTGTTTCTCCCTCTGAGAGCGCTACCGAGTTCGAGAGTGGAACGATCCGTACCGGCAACGATGGAAACGAGTACATCATCACTCTTGACAAGAACGGCAAGCACCGATGGGCCAAGCACAATATGACCAAGCCCACCAAGTCGGCAAAGAAGCAGATCGAGGAGCCTGAGACTATCCAAGAGCAAGAGCCTGTCCAAGAGCTTAAAAAGGCGACCAAGACCAAGAAGGTGAGCAAGAAGCAAGTTAAGGAAGTGGAGCCTGTTCCTGAGCCAGAACAGGAGCAAGTTGCCGAGACAGAAGAGCCTATGAAGAAGAAGGTCAGTGTCCGAAAGGCGCCGATGGAACACGCCAAAGATTTTGAGGAAGGCTATGAGATGCTGGGACAAGATGGACATGTTCATATAGTGAAGGTCGCCAAGAATGGTGTCAAGCGATGGGCGCACGCTAATTAAAACAAAAACAAAACTAAAAAATTAAAAAAACCAAAAAACCAAAAACAAATACTAAAAGCAAAAAGCTTTTTAGTATTTGTATTTTATCCCGGGAAGCCAATCAATTGGAAACCGGCACCGAGTCCAATACCCTGACGAACAGAAGGAGCTATCGCAGGGGCAACCAAATCGAGGACTGCGAAGATGGCAGCTGCCACCAGACCAAGGGTGACAACATCACCGACGGCCATTGTTTTAGAAGGCAATATGGCGGCAACAATACCAACCACGAGACCTTCAAGGGCATACTTTACGAGACGAACAATAAGTTCTTGGGTATCAAAGGAGTAATCCATATCTTGCTATAATAACTTGCTATAATATTCTAAGAAATTTTCAAAGGTGTTGCCTATTTAAGATTTTGGTTTTACAATGATTTATAAGTAGCAATGACTGAAAAGAACCCCGATGTTATCTATACTCGCGATGTTGATTACCTAGATGAGGATAAGGCTATCCGTGGACAGAATTATGTATGTGTTTCCTTTATCTCCCCCGAGGATATTCTGGCAAACAAGGAAGTTTACCATATTGGAAAGTTTTTGAAGAGCTTCTCTAAGGATATGGATAATCTTTTGCGATCTCTAAAGATCAAGTATCCTGCCGATGAAGGTATCATTGACAGTGTTCGAGAGGCGAACAAGTTCATTTTTGACGAGAATGATATTCAGGAACAGTTCCGTTTCTTTAAGGATATAAACAGCACCGAACTGGATAAGGAATTCCGTGAGATGAATGATTTCCGCACTTCTATGCGCGGTATCAAAATCCGTGGCGTGTTTGACACCTTGAAAGAGGCACAGAACCGTGCCGATTTCCTGAAGAAGGGTGGTGACAAGTTTGATATTTTTGTTGGTCAAGTTGGTGTATGGTGCCCATGGTCGCCAAATCCCAATGATCTGGAGGATGTTCAATATGCTGAGGCCCAACTCAATACGCTGATGGCGAAATATAAGGATAATACCGTTCAAAAGGATATCTTCTTCGAGGAGCGTAAGAACGAGAAGATGGAGAAGGCCCGAGTGCAAGTTGAGAAGATGAAGTTGGATAACGCCGAACTTGCGAAAAATACTGCCACTCTTGAAGACGCGGATCCTTGGCTGAAGCGTAAAGAAAACGAAGCAGTTGTATCTGATGCGGATATTGCCGGACCATCCGGACCATCCGGATCATCTGAACCCGCTGCTTCGTCTGAAGAATA